CCAGAGAAAGGAGAGTTAAGCAATGAGTAATCCTTTAATGAACATGATAGGCGGTATGATGGGAAACAACAATCCTATGCAGATGGTACAGCAGGTAATGGGCATGGTAAGAGGGTCTAACAATCCGCAGTCTATGGTTGAGAGCATGGCACAGACAAACCCTGCGATCAAGCAGGCAATGGAAATGTGCAAGGGAAAGAACCCACAAGAAGTGTTTAATAGCCTATGCCAACAGCAGGGCATGAATCCACAGGATATTGTGGACAAAGTGAACAAATAGATATTAAGCGGTGCACAGCTTGGTAAATAAATTTATGGAGGACAACAACAATGAATGAAGCAATGGGACTCACTGCGGCAGATGTAGCGGCAGTGACAAGAAATGACGGATATGATAACGGCTTCGGCAACGGTGGTTGGTGGATTTGGATTATCTTAATTGCTTTCCTTTTCTGTGGTAACGGATGGGGAAGAAATAACGATACCGCAACGACCGCAGGCGAAAATGCTTTCTTATCCGATGAGTTTGTTAAGAGAGATATTTTCAATACAAACCAGAACGTATCTAATACAGCTTGTCAGACACAGAGAGACGTATTAGAAAGCAGATACACAACACAGTTAGGATTACAGCAGATGCAGGCACAACAGCAGGCTTGTTGCTGTGAAACACAGAAAGAAGTGTTACAGAACCGCTATGATGCGGCTTTAATGGCCCAGAATATGCAGGCACAGATGGCACAATGTTGCTGTGATATTAAGGAAACAATCCTCGCAGACGGACAGGCTACACGCCAGTTGATGCAGGACAACACAATCCAGAATCTTAGAGATAAACTTGCGGACAGAGATAGAGACTTACAGCTATCTAACTTCCAGATTTCGCAGGTATCACAGACTAAGAACATTGTGGATGCTGTTAGACCATTCCCAACACCTGCATACATTACAGCAAGTCCTTATGTATCCTATAATGGGTATGCATACGGTGGTTGCAACTGCGGAAGTGTAAATGTGTAAATAATTCAAAGCTTGTTGGAGAATCCATATCTACTAAGTAGACTAGCAATATATTGACGATAGGGTGTCGGGTTCGGCATCCTATTTTTGTTTAGGAGGGAAAATTATGTTAAATGCGGTAAATGTAGCACAGCAGGATGTAAACAGTGGTGCAAACGTACTATTTGCGAATACACGATATAGTAGCAGACGTTGTACTTGTAATTATGGGTGGCTGAATCATGTAGAGGGGTCTGGTCTGTTTACGTTAACGAATAGATCAAACTGTCCTATGACTGTAGAGGTAGAATTTAACGGAAATGTATCCGCTAATGCAGCAGGAGCAACGGCACTTGCTGTAGAGCTTAACGGAGAAGCTATTGGTGGAACAGAAATGGACTATACAGTAGTTACAGCGAACACATTTCAGAACGTGGGAGCAACAACGGTTGTAACTGTACCATCTTGCGGTAGCTTAATCGTAAGCATCGGAAATGTAGGAACAACAGCGGCAATAGTAAAAGATGCGAATATTATTATAAAGCGTATCTCTTAAGGAGGTGCGATCATGATTGAATTTACAAACAATCTTGAAGTAACAAAAACAGAAGATATCTTTGACGAGATCAACAAAAGATATGTAGCGGCTATGATGATACACGGTCAAATGGCAGACTATTTCAACTTCTTAGGTTTGAAAGGCTACAAAAGATTACATGAATACCAGTTTCTTACAGAAAGCTTGGAGAGACGTGAAATATGCAGGTATTTTGTAGATCATCACGGCAAGCTTTTAAAAGATTCTTTTAGCGGTACTATAAAAGTGATTCCCGACTCTTGGTATACAGCCAGTAGACTAAGTATCGGAAAATCCACAAAGCAGAAAGCCGTAGAGGATGGCTTTATAGAGTATCACAACTGGGAGAAAGAGACAAAAGAAGCCTATGAGAAGTACGCACAGCAACTTAGAACGAACGGAAACGTATCGGATGCACTATTTGTAGAATGTCTGGTAAAAGACGTATCTAAAGAGTTAGAAACGGTTGAAAAGATGGTTACTGATCTAATCTCTGTAGGATACGACATGGTGTATATTACAGAGACACAGGAATGCATTCATGAGAAATACAAAAAGAAGCTTAAGGGGGTCAAATTATGAGTGAAATCAAACATGTTCTGGAAGAACAGCTAGAAAGGGAAAAAAACTCAGCATTAAAACAGCTCACAACATCTAATCTTGATGCAATGTATAAGATTACAACAACATTATGCAATCTGGAAAAGATGGAGCATGGAGACATAGCGGAAACCGTCATGGATGCAGGAGAGAATCTTATTAAGAAGTACAGCAATGGCAAGTATGATAAAAATATAGATGCATTGTATGACAACTACTTAAGTTCTAAAATGGCATACAAAGAAAACGGAGATCAAGGACACCGTGATAAGCTTATGGAATCGGTCGGTAGATTGATGGTGGAAGTGTATGATATGCTTTCTTCTATGGTTATTGATTCTGACTTTATGGACGAGAGAAAAGAGATACAGCGACAGATAAAGAAACTTGCGGAAATGTAAAAAAAGAGGGTATTGAAACGGCATATTTTAGGGTTTACAATAAATATGTAGGAATTATGCAGATTTGCCACAGCCTCCTTGTAAGTACAGAGTTTTTTAAGCGTTTTTGGTTGCATGACAACAGGAAAAGAGTTCGAGACTCGAGTGGGGTTTAAGTCCCCACATTTCTTTTACCTTGACTTAGGTATATAAGTCTTAATCCATTACCGCAGACGAGCGGTATACAAATATCGTATAGGAGGATATACAATGCAGAATTACGAACAGATTTTAGCAGAATTAGGAATCGAAATCCCAGAAGAGAAAAAGGCAGAGCTAAAAAAAAGACATGCCGAAAATTATAAGACTGTAGCTGATTATAATAAACAGGTAGAGAAAAAAGATGAATACAAAACATCTTTAGACGATGTACAGACCAGATTAGCCGAATTAGAGAAAGAAGATGTTGACGGTCTTAAGACTAAGATTACAACATTAACACAGGAGCTTGCAGACGAAAAAGAAGCAAGAGCAAAAGAAGCTAAGCAGACAGAGTTAAGAGACAAGGTAAAAGATTTCTTATCTGATAAAAAATTTGTAAATGCAATTACAGAAGACTCTATCCGTTCCCAGATGATTCAGAAGTTAGAAGAAGAGAATGGGAAAAATGCAGAAGATGTATTTAAAGAACTTATTACTAAAGATGGGAAACCAATTGAGAACATCTTAGTTGACGAAAAGAAAGCACCAGCTCCTAATATTCCAAGCTTTACGACTAAGTTCAACAGCGGAGAGCAGAAAAAGGGAACACAGAAGTTAAGGGAAATGTCTTTAGACGACAGAATGAAGCTTAAGGCAGAGGACCCAGACTACTATGCAACCTTATTAAACGACAGATAGATAATACCGACTCACAATATGGAAGTGAGCCGCTAACCTAAAAATCCCTTAATAGTTGTAGGTAGATGGGACAAAGAAAAGTCCTTATCTATTCTTATTTAGGGGTAGAAAGGACTTTTTTTATGCCAAGAACAGGATCATTTGGTGGTTTTGATTTTGACCCAGAGGTTTTCGCTGAGTTTATGTCAGAAAACCCAACATGGAATGATGCGATTATTGCATCTGGTGTGTTAGCACAGGACAATACAATCATGGACTTAATCGGAGAAAAAGGAAACGTTGCAACAATTCCTTTTTATACACCGATTGATGAACAAGACTCACAGGCTTTGAACAACGATGGAGAAACAAACAATACACCTGTTGAAATCACAGGAAAGAAACAGACTTGTATGTTAATTCAGAGAATGAAAGCTTGGAAAGCAAAAGACTTTACAAAAGAGTTAACAGGTGCAGACCCTATGACTCATGTTGCAAACTCTGTTGCAGGATTTTATAAGCAAGTAAGAACACGTGACTTAATGACTACAGTTGATGCAGTTTTAAGCCTGTCTGGTATGGAAAACCATATTACAGACTTATCTTTAACTGGCGAGGGCACTGTAGGAGATGCAAACAAAATTGATGATACAACACTTATCT